AACGTATGTTCTAAATAATTGAAAATTAAAAACTTATGCAGACTGCTTTTTTCTTGTGCAGTTTTTATTCAGGTTTTTCACGATTTCGGGCGTGAAGCCAGTTGCATAAAACTCCCCAGAGCCAAGGAGCAGCCAGTATGGGTTGATGTGGTAGTCACGGACTAGGAACTGAACCCAAGACGGACGAAAGCGACCGTAGTACTCGGTAGGCTTTTCACGCAGGGACATGATGTTCCAGCGGTTGATACCATACCGGTCGGTTATTGTCTTCAGACCGCCAACGCAACCATCAGCCTTCAGGCGGTCGATGGCAGAGAAGAAACGAACTACTATATCCACATCAGCGGACATCAGATTTTTATCTTCCATATTCATTTTATCTTTTTGTAGGCACGACTGAAAACGCTTTCCAGCCTTGCCCGGTGGTTATTCAATCTTTGCGACCAGTCCTGCAACTGAGCCAGCGAGGGACGAGAAGCCAGCAGACCATCCACCTCGGAAGGGGTTAGCACTGGCAAATATTTCTCGTAGGCGAGAAGAACGCTAAGATACTTCATTCAAACAAGAATTGCCGAGGTTGTTTCTTTCTTTTAATTTCATCAAAGCCACCTTTGGCAACATCAGCTAGACTTTTGTAGGTATAGAATGATGAGGATGGAAGAAACCCTTTTTTGTTTTCGATGGTAACACCTTCTGCGGATGGGATAAAGAGGAAACCTTCTACCTTTCCAGTTGTTACCTCGTTTCCGTCAATCGTGTCGTCAAGCCTGTAAGTCCTACCCTTTTCTTCACCTTCAAGTGAGACAAGAAATTTGAGCGTTCTTTGCAGTTCGTTTCTTCCACGAAACCTAAGATAGAAAGATTCAATCATCTTGGCTGAATTAACATTGTTTATCTGCCAGTAATACACCGTGTCTTTTTGCGGCTCAAAAACGGTGTAGCTAATAACTGGAGAAACGTCATAACTCCTAGATAAAAGTGTTTGCGAACGCACACCCACGCACGCAAGCGCAAGCACGAATAACATTATTATCTTTTTCATATTACTTTTCGTTTAAATGGTTAATATTTCTTTCGTAGAACTCATTCCAAGCCTTTTTCTTGATGAAGATGAAGAAGAGAAGCAGTCCTAGGGCGACCATCAGCAGATAGAGCGGATGGCACAAGACACCGAACCCGAAGGAACGCTGGAAGTCGATGCAGAACGAAATCAGCACTCTGTAGGTAGAGAACGCCCGATGCACCCAGCAGAACCCATAGGCTAGACTGACGATGATCCAGGCGATGAAGCCGAAGAGCGAGCAGTCGAATATCCACTCCGTGAGTTTTACCCGAATGCCGAACGAGAGCAGGGTGCAGTGCACCAGCATCACAAACGCACCCACTGGAGGGATGATGCCTATTATCAACCTGCTGGCTTTCCATAGCCAGCTTTTACCGAGAGCGGCAAGAAGAACCTTCTCCTTCCGCTCTATGAAATCCTCATCTTTCATCGTTACTTAGAATTTTAGTTGATATTGTACCTGGAGCGAGAACTAAAGTTCACGCAACCATTTCTCGCCAGATTTCGTCTTAGACCAAATCACGAGACCTGTGCCGATAACCGCACCTATGAACATAAATAAAGTTGCTAGTTCCATAATCTAAACATTTGAATTATTATACTTCATTACATTATTAGCGAAATAAGCGAAGGCGAATGACGCTATGACACCGAAGGCAATAAAAAGGATATTATACAATCCTATCTCATCGCCAGTAATCAATGGTGAGAACCCACCAATACCCGTTCCGCTTATAAACAGATTGGAGACACCGTACAGATACGTTGCAAGCAGCGTCCTGCGGTCGTGCTCTTTAATTAACTTACTGACCATACCTTATAATTCACGCAGCCACTTCTGACCTTTCTTTGATTTCAAGAAAATACCGAATGCAATGGTCATTCCCAATGCCATCACGTTAAATAACAAAAAAGCATCCATAGGCTAAAGCAAGTTATTTTGTCTAAGCCATTTTTTGCCGTTTCCAGTGAGACAGAATGCGAGGAACACCATACAAGGTACTCCCACGAACAAGAAAGCTAAATATACTCCCATAATTTATTTCTCCTTTTCCTTTTTGCCCTTTCCATCCTTTTTGTTGCTGAGTATGAGACCCACGACCAGGCAGAGGAAGGCTAGGGCGATTCCAACTATATAAATTAATACTTTATCCTCGAAATCCTTGAATAGCGAACTAATCACGACACCAGTCAAGATGTATTTCGACACATCAACGAAGTACGAGCCTAATTTTTCTATCCACATTGCGCTGCAAAGTTACTAAATTATTTTTGTCCCACAATGGCAAGCAGCGTTTTTACTTGACTTTGCAGGAACTCATTCTGTTCTCGCAGCAGTTTATTCTCAGCAGCCAAGGCAGCATCACTACCTATTGACTGGGAGACATTGGAGCTGTTCGAACCATTGACGTTTGAACCGAAAACAGCCTCTTCCATCTCGGCTGGTAGTGGAGGGGCACACTTGTCGATGATTGCTTTTATTGCAGATATAAAGTCCGATTTCAGACTTTTAGCCTTTAACTTGCCATTCAGATTTTGTGGGCTTGTGCCCAGTTCTTCAGCAACAGAAGCAAGAGATAACCCTCTCTGCCTCAAATATGTTTTCATTTCTTCACCAGTCATAGTTAATTCTAAATAAATTAAAACTAAAGTAAACAATTTATAAATATAAACACAAATGTTTGTGAATATAAATATTTTATTGTATTTTTGCAACCGAATTACAGAACGAGTTTAAAAACTCTTTTGCAAAGATAAAGAAAATAATTTAAAATACAAATAAAATGGGAGAAAATTTTAATTATGATTTCAGAACCCCACTGCAGAAGCAGCAGGACGAAAGAAAGAAGAACATCATAGCGATGTTTGCAGATTTCCGAGCAAAGGCACCTGCCGAGACCTCAGACAGCAGAATAATGCTCGCAGTTTCACAGCGTGTTGGTTGCACCCAGCAGAACGTGCGTGTTATCCTCATCAAGGCTGGATTGATAACACCAAAGAAGAGACGTGCAGCCGTGCGCAAATAATCAAGTAGAACCATTTAAACATTCAGAGCGTATGAAGAAGTTTATAGAGATTATCACAAGTGACGAAGTAATAAGCCTGGCAGTTGCCATCGTATTAGTAACTTTAATTTTTTGGAGGGCTTAGTTATGACGAACGAAGAACCAAAGGTAGCTGACGCAGGCAGATACACCATGACAGAGACCTGCAAGGTGCTGGGCATCCATCGAAACACCCTGCGCAGATGGTTGCAGGCTGGTAAGATTAAGGTCAAGTTCCGCAGAATCGACAACCGCAAGGTTTTCGAGGGCAGCGAGATTAAAAAAGTCTGGAGGATTGCCCTATGAGCAAGTTATCAATCAATATGCGCAGGATGATCGTGAAGTACACAGACATCTGCTGGCTTATCACTAACTGGAAGGCGAACCGCAAGACCAGAAAGCGTTGCAAACTGAACAACAAGTGCTACTTGGAGGCAGAGCGAAGAATCCAGTATCGAGAGTTTGAAGGCAACCTTTGCTTGGCACTGGATAACATACCGCTCATACCACTGGACGGAATTGACGGCAACGAGGTATTGAAGTCGTGCCGTGAGACTTTCCAAAGTTACATATTTTCTCAGAGAGGAGGTAACAAATGAGGAAGATTATCAAACAATGCGAAGAGGCAATGTACGATGCCATCTGGCTGGAGTTAGACCGTGATCCACAGCGACCAGCGGTTGCAAGGGTAGATATTAAAACCAAGGCAGGCAATATCTGCGTATGGTGCGACAGAACCGGGAACATAGCGGTCGTGACGCACAAGAATAGCAACAACGACAGCGAGCGGCTGGAGGAAGCCATCGAGGGCTGCGTCAACTATCAGGACGTGATGGACGACTGGCTGGAGGAGAACAGCCAATACGCAGACCAAGACCCGATGGACGCCTTCGAGGAAAGCAGGCTCGACAGCCTTATGGCTCAACTGGTTTGATTACGATGTTAAACAATTATTATATGGCTCCCTGCAGCGGCAGGGCAAAGGGCGCACGCAAAACTCATTTTTCAAGGTTATCTAAAATTAGTTGTTTTTACCATGCAATATGCGGAAACAACAGCGTGCGCCCTGCAACGGAAGGGCATCCACCAGCAGCAGGCAAGGGTGGAATAGCAATCAACTGGGGTTCGAATCCCCAGCCTTCCACTAGAGTTAATTAAAAGATTATGTTGAACAATAAAAAGAACGAATTATGGAAAATGAAATTATTCAAGTAAGCGGTGGAGAAATGCTGGAAGCTATCAACCGCTCGGAGATTGACGGACAGATTGCCACAGCGCACAAGTTCCCTCGAGACATCATGCAGTGCAAGCAGAATATGGTAGCATTGGCAGCGATGGACGATGATGTAGCATACAACTGCTTCTACCACCTAGAGCGCAAGGGCAAGGATGGTCAGGTATCGGTTATTGAGGGTCCTAGCGTGAGATTTACAGAAATTATTTCTGCATGTTGGAAGAACCTGCGCATCGCGGGTCGCATCATCGCAAACGATGGCAAGACCATTACAGCGCAGGGCGTCTGCCACGACCTCGAGAGCAACGTGGCTTACTCTGTAGAAGTGAAGCGCAGCATTCTGACCTCAAAGGGGTACACCTTCTCGCAGGACATGCAGGTGGTAGTTGGCAATGCAGCCGTGGCGATCGCCCAGCGTAACGCAATCTGCAAGGTCGTGCCGCAGGTATTGATTGCAAGCGTGGTGAAGGAAGTGCAGGCAAAGGCACTTGAGCACATCAAGCAGACTGGCGTACAGAGCCAGTGGAAGAGCTGCGTAGCCTGCTTCCAAGTGTACCAGGTAACAGACCTTATGCTGCTGGAATACCTGGGCAAGAAATCAGCCGAGGAAGTAACGGCAGAGGATATTCAGAAGCTGGCTGGTGTGTACAACGCCATCAAGGAAGGTACGACCACAGTGGAGGAGACCTTCAAAAAGCCAAAGCAGCAGGAAGCCATCGCACAGCAGGCGCAGGCAGCAGCCGAGAGCGCACAGAAGAAGGCAGAGAAGGCAATGAGCCGCAGCCAAGGAAAGACTGGCACAGCAGCGAAGAAGTAGTTTAGTTTATAAAGTTATAACGTTTGCCCGAACCGCCACGGCACAACCTATGGGGTGGGCTCCCATCATAACCTACCAAGGGAAGCCGTGGCAACTATTAAACATTCAGTAAAATTATGGCAGAAAAAGAAAACAATCAGAGACACAAGAGCACCATCGACAAGTACTTTGACAGAACCGCCAAGGCATACAAGACATGGGTCGAGGAAAACGAGGAAGAAAGAAATTTTCTACAGATTGCAGCAGAAGATAATGGGGATGTAAGCGAAGAAGGTGGCAAAGGCTTCGATTTCCATATTGCCTATTCCGGAAAAGCCGATATTCTCGCAAGTGGACTTGTGCATTCAATGAAGAGGGATGAATTCGTTCGTCAGCTTATCATTGGAGCAGCAAAAATGTATTATACCGCAAACATAAAAATAAAAGACAATGAAACAGATAATTAAATATAAAAGCAGAGAGGAGTGGTTGCAGAACCGCTCTAAGGGAATAGGTGCATCAGAGGCAGGCACAGTACTTGGACTGAACCCATGGGAAACACCATACCAGTTGTGGAGACGCAAGAAGGGTATCGACCCACCAAAGGTTGAGAACTTTGCGATGGTTGCAGGACACCTGCTGGAGGATGCCGTGGCACAGTTCTTCAAGCGAGAGAGCCACTGCCACATCATCAAGGCGAGCACGGACGACTACACCATCACGAACACCGATACTCCTTATCTGAGAGTATCTCCTGACCGCACCTTCTGGAGAACCGGAGCAACGCACAACGAAGCGAGCAAGAGCATCCTCGAGTGCAAGACAACGCAGATGCAGATAGATGCAGATGACCTGCCGAAACATTGGTTCTGCCAGCTTCAGATGAACCTCGGAGTGGGAGAATACAAGGATGGAGCACTTGCCTGGCTGACAGCAGGCAGGGAGTTCGGCTACCGTGACATCGACTTCGACCCCGAATTCTTCGGATGGATGCGTGACGAGATAACCAAGTTCTATCTTGACTACATCGTGGGCAACCAAGAGCCACCTGCATACAGCGCACAAGATGTTCTTTTGAAGTCACCTCTACATGTAGCTGGCAAGGAAGTGACAGCAACAAAGGAGATACTCGAACAGATTGCTAGGCTCAAGGAACTCAAGGATCAGAACAAGAAACTGGAGACCGAGCAGGATGAGATTGAGGACAACTTGAAGCTGTTCTTCGGTGACGCAGAGAGTATCGTGGACGGAAACGGCAAGATGCTGGCAACGTGGAAAGCACCGAAGGCAAGCGAGAAGTTCGATGCCAAGGCTTATCAGGCAGACCATCCTAAAGAGTGCGCCAAGTACATCAAGCAGGTGCAGGGAGCACGAATATTGCTCATTAAGTAAAGGCAGGGCTTATGGCTGTTCCTATATCAAAAACCGACCTACGGAATATAATTTCTCAACTGGAGAATTATATTTCCCTAGGTGGGAAAGTGACAGCACCGACCGACACAAGCCAGCGGAACAGAATCCGTATGGCTACAGTCTTGAAACGGAAGCTGGAGAAGAAACTATCATTATCAGAATAATACATCATGAGTGATTCATTTATCATATACACATCATATTTAAAAATCTTCGAGCAACTGACCGATACACAACTCGGGCAGCTAACAAGGCACATGCTTTCTTTTGCAAAGACTGGCAAAGAACCTTCCATCGAAGACCCTCTCGTTAAGTTATCATTCGCATTCATCAAAGATGATATGGAGCGAAACCAGCGTAAATACGAGGAGAAGTGCGAGCGACTCCGTGCAAATGCACGAAAACGCTGGGACAAAAAGCAATTGGATTCAGAAGCAAGCGAAGACATGCAAAAGCATACAAACGTATGCAAAAGCATGCAAAAGCATGCAAATGCACAAATTGCAATGCATAATGATAATGATAATGAATATGTAAATGATAATGTTGATGATAATGATGTTTCTAAAGAAACAAATATATTAGAACCTTCTAAAGAAGCTTCTATGCAAAGTTTTTCCGAGAAAAACGTTTGCGCTGCAGAAGAACCGCAAAAAAGTTCTGAAAAGAAGAAATCCAAGAAAGGCGAAATCGACTACGCAGCCATCAAGGACTACTGGAACGAGCAGCATGACAAGACCAACAGCGCAATGCGAAGGCTGACGCTGATGACGGACAACCGCAAGGAAGCAATCAGAGGAAGGCTCAAGGACTGCAAGGGAGATATTTCCAAGATTTACCTAGCCATCGACAAGGCTATGGCTAGCGACTATCTGAACGCAGGGCATTCCTGGGCATCATACGACTGGGTAATGACAAGGAAGTATTTCCCGAAGGTGCTGGAGGGCAACTACGACAACACCAAGCCTGCAGCAAGCCAGCAGCCGCAATCGGCAGCAGCCAGGGCGCAGGATCCAGCGGCAACGGCAAGACCGAGCATCGGGGAACTCTACGAGCAAGCCAAGCACCAGCAGCCAGCGAGCCAGCAGAGCCAAGACAGCAAGTTCCGGTGGGTAATCCAGCAGAACCTCGAAGACTTGAAGAAGAACCCGAACAACAAGCCTGCCAAGGATTCGCTGACAAGATACTACGAGAAGGGAGTTCTGCAGCGGCTGGGCATCGACTGGAAGCCCGAAAAATAACGGATGAGGGCAAAATCAGCCGCTCTGAGCCGTTTTCACGCTTCGGGCGGTAAATTATAAGGCAAACATATTTTAAACACTTAAAACAAAAGAATTATGGCAAAAGAATTATGGCAAAAGAAGTATGTATTGTAAACAACGAATGCTTTAATACAGATTACCCAGTAGGGGCGACAATTAGCATTGAAGGTGTAAATTGCAAGGTGGTTGAGGATATAGGTCTATCTGAATATAACTGCTACGAGTGCATCTTGAACGGTAAGAGAGAAGGCATTATGTGCAGGAATCTTGCTTGTCTGAATAGTGAAAGAGAAGACCGCAAGGACGTACACTTCGTAAAGATTTAAAGCCATGAATGAATTATTTTTTCACGAATGCAGAGCCGCGGGGCTCGTATTCAAGACATCGAACGATTGGTGCAAATGGCTGACCGAAAACAGCTACGACATCAAGAAGCCGGTCGCAGAGCATGAAGGCTTCAAATACAACATCAAGGATGTTTGCATCAATCCGCACGTAATCGAGTATGCCGTAGAGGGTTCAGACAACTGGGGATGGAAGGTAATGACCGCCAATACACAGTTCGGCTGGATATGGGGCTACAGCATTCAAAAAGGGAAGCATTGGTACGACAGCCCGGCAGGCTACCCGAGTAGATATGACGCTCTCAGCATCTTCTACGGTAATGAGAAAGAAGCTGTTCAAGACGCTTTGACCTACATCATCAGATACCTCGAGGGCAATGCTGGAACCAAGAACATCAACCTCCTTCTCTGGGCGGCAAAGAAGAAGAGGGCAGACATCATTCATCCACAGATTGAACTTTTTGGAAAGGAGGTGGAGGGATGAAAATATCAGCATTTATAAAACTTCTTGAAACTCACAAGAAACAGTTTGGTAATATAGATGTTGTTGATGACTTGGGGTATATCACAAATGACCTTGTATACAACGAAGAAGATAATTCTTTGATGATAGTTACAGACACATTCAGAAAAGTAAGAAGAAATGAAAAAGATTGAAATCATCACAGATGAACACCGACATCACGTATACGTTGGCAACACCGATTTCTGGCTCAATACTCAGGAACTGTTGGAACTTTATTTTAAACTCGGACACGTTAAGTTGTAAACAATAAAAAACATTCAGAACATGGAAGTAAACGAAGAATTCAAGCACAAAATGAAACGCAGGTCTGTAGAGATAATGAAAAAGGCTAAGAGACTTGCAGAACTGGCAGGAGAAGAGACCGTGAGCCTGGATTTCCTGCAATCCATCCTCGAACTACAGCTTACGCACCAAGAAGCTACTGCCGTGGCATTGAGAATGCTTCCGACAAAGAAGGTTGCAGATGCCTACACAAAAGCGCAGGTTTCCTGCCTTGACTTCATCGAGACCGTGACCGATGAAATGATAAGGGTAGTTGAAAATCACAACAAAAAGAACAAGAATAACAAACAATAAAAACATTCAGACAATGGAACAGAAAGATATTAATATTTACGAGATATTGAAGGGTGTTGAGTATGGCACAGAGTTATACACGCCAATGTGCGGAAATGTTGTGTTTACTTGTCTTCCATCAAACAATGAAACAATCAGGACTGAAAAAGACCTCGGAATTTATCGCTTCGACAAGAACGGCAGATGGATGGAGGGAGGAGAAGTAATGCTTTTCCCTTCTAACGAAATGAGAGATTGGAGCAAGTTTTTCAAGAAGGGAGACGTGCTTATTTGTTACGAAGGAAAGAAGCCGTACTATACAATCTTTGATGGTTTTGAGAGCAACACTTACCGAGCTTTTAAGGGAAAGTTTGCGTATGATTGTTGTGAAGACAAATGGTATCAGAATGAAGGTAATCTTTCTACAAATACCTTCCATAAATTGAACCGTGAAGATTCTGAAATTTATGTAACAAAAATCGAAGAGCGTTTTGGTGGAAAGCTGAACCGGGAAACACTGGAGATTGAGAAACCTCAGCCTGAGTTCAAGGATGGAGATATAGTAATGTCTGATTCGGGTACAATAGTTCTTGTCAGAGGAATTAGTTTAACTAGAAAGATATATTATCATGCTTATATGCGTAATGAGTATATATATATCAACCAAGTAGAAGGCGAATTTTTTAGTCGTGTAAGTCGTATTAAAAGATTTGCCACGGACTCGGAAAAGCAGCAACTCTTTGATGCTCTCGCAAAGGAAGGCAAACGCTGGGATAGTGAGCATAAAATGATTGTGGACTTGAAGCCAGCGTTTGAAATCGGCAAACTCTACGTTTTTAGAGAGGAAGACGAGGACGGAGAGCTGACAATCATCGGTGAACTCATCGACAAGAACGAAAGCGAAGATACGCTGACATTCGGCAACCAGTACGAAATCGAGAACGAGAAGTTCGTGACCGACCAAACCTTCGACCTGCGTATCAGCGTTAACAAGGAACTGCGAGAAGCAACAGAGGGCGAAGTCGAACTATTCAACAAACATTACGCCATCTGGAAGAAAGAAAAGGAGCAGCCTTGCTTCAAGACCTTTGACAAGGTGCTGGTACGGTGCGGGGAAAAATTCAAATGGCTTCCAGCGTTCTTTGTTCGTGACCGTGGAGAGGATTTTGCGGCTAGATACAACGTCTTGCCTTTACATACCGGAAAGCCAGCAGACTTCACCAGCTGCATCCCATTCGAGGGGCACGAGAATATCGCCTTCACCGACTACGATATTGAGAACCTACCATTCTAGCTGACGTATGGCGAGTGAATTATGTAAGGCTTGCGAGGAAGGGAGAAACTGCATCAACGGCAGGTACTGCCCACCTCGCAGGCAATATGTAGAACATCAGTTAATTCTTGAATGCAATGAGCGATTTCGCAACAAGGGAGAAGAACAGAACGTACTACCAGGAACACCGGGAACAGATCCTCAGAGCCACGAAGGAGTGGAGAAAGAGGAATCGTGAGAAGTATCGGGCGTATCAGAAGGAGTACTGGAGCAAGCACTACCGGAACTACGGTACGAAGAACCGGGTAGCCGACAGAGCGATGCGTGAGAGGAAGAAGCCGGACGTAGAGAAGGCTCTTTCCATGTTCAAGAATCCGCAGCAGGCAGCGCATCTGGCATGGCTGCTCGAAAACAAAAAGAATAATCGGTCGTGAGTTCAATAATAGAGTTTTTAACCAGCGAGGACAGAAGGAGATAGGCTCTTCAGTAAAAATCTTATAACATTTCTTGAAAAAAATATAGAGCCGGAAACGCATCTCCCGAAGTCTGACATCTAAACAAAGAAAGCGAGGTGGTACATGAAGAAGTAAGAAAAAGAAATCGTTAGAAAATTATGCTTTTATTCATTCGGCTGGCGGTGGAAGAAGGAAGAACCCTGCAACATATACATTTTGTTATTCATTTATTTTGCAAGCGCAGGCACAACTTCCGGAATCCCTGCCAGCTTTCTCTATCGCAACCGAAAAGAAGGGAAAGAAAGGGGTAGGGGAAAGATAGGGATAATAACGCATGTGTGCACGTATATGCGCACGTAAAGGGTGTTGGATAGTAAACTACACCAACAGAACAAAATAAACGCTTATTCGTGAAATTTAAACGAAATAATTACTTTAAAGAAAAAATGGAAAAAGGAACAGTTATAATTGGAATCGACCCCGACAATCAGGAAAGCGGAGTTGGAGCAGTCTTTGACGACAAGAAGTTTCTCGCCTATAAAATGAATTTTCCTTCATTGATAGATTACCTCAAGGCTATGAACGAGAGTTGCAAAAAGGTTAAGGTTGTTATTGAAGGCGGCTGGCTCAATAAGAGCAACTGGCATGTGCTAAATAAATTCATGACAGCAGTCAAGGCAGCAGCAATCGGACGTTCTACCGGAATGAACCATCAGACCGGAATCTTGATTGTCGAGTGCTGCAAACACTACAATATCCCCTGCGAAATCATCAAGCCACTAAAGAAGTGCTGGAAGGGTAAAGACGGAAAAATCACGCAGGATGAAATTGCTTATTTCGTAAGCGGAGGAGAGAAATTGCCGAGAATGAACCAAGACCAGAGAGACGCACTTCTCCTCGCATGGGTCTGTGCAGGATACCCGGTCAGAGTGATGCCGAAGAAACCGCAGACAACCCTGCAGAAAACCATCAGAGCCTTTGATGGATAATACAAAAACGAAGTGTTGGAAAAAGTTAAAAGTGTGCAAAGAACAAACAACTAAAGCAAAAAAGTTGTATCTTTGCGCCAGTGTTTATCAGGTAAGCACGAATTTCGAACTTAAAACAAGAAGAAAATGAAAACAGAAGAAATCGCACTATCAAGGGTCAGCGAGAATGAGGCGAACCCTAGAGAGATAAGTCAAGCGAACTTTCAGAAGCTTGTGCAGAGCATCATCGTGTTCCCACGAATGTTGACTCTGCGCCCGATTGTTATTGATGAGACCTTCCATGCACTTGGTGGCAATATGAGACTGAAAGCCTTGCAGCACATTGTCACGATGGACGAAGCAGGCATTCAAGTGAAGCTGGATGCAGAGCAGCGTCTGTCCGATGAGGAGCAAGCCGCATTGATGGAGTATTGGCAGGGATGGCAGCAACAGCCAACAGTAACCGTGGTGAGTGCATCAGACTTGACGGAAGCACAGAAGCAGGAGTTTATGATTAAAGACAACCTATCCTTCGGTAACTGGGACTTCAACGACCTTGCGAACCGATGGGACAGCGCACAGCTTCAGAACTGGGGTATGCCAGTCTGGAACCCAGCACCAGTGGAAGCAAGCAGCACCAGCAAGTGCAAGAAGAAAGACAAGGACGACCAAGAGGGCGACCCATTCGCAGGGGAACTACCTCCTGAAATCGAAGGTCAAGACTTAACTCCTGACGATTTGCCAACGATAATGGGCGATGGCGTTTTGCCACGTGAGAACGTAATCATTCACTACAAGCCAGCCGATGAGCCATTCCTTGCCAAGCTTCTGGGAGTTGATCATATCGACCGCATCGTCTGGAACTTTGACGAACTGAAACCAAGACAAGAAGGAAAGGAGGAAGACAATGGAGAAGAATAAAATCGAGAACATCAACCTGCACGACCTGGTGGAGAACCAAGACAACCCACGCAGCATTGAGCCACAGCAGATGCAGAAACTCGTTGAGAGTATTCTGACGTTTCCGAAGATGTTGCAGATGAGACCAATCGTCTGTAATGAGAACCGAGTTATCCTCGGAGGAAACATGAGATTCCGTGCCCTGCTCAACATCGAGCAGATGGAAGACGAAGCTATCAAGAACGCAATAGAGACCGTTGCCGTGAAACTGACCGATGGAGAGAAGCAGCAGCTTTGCAGCCACTGGGAGAAGTGGAAGGCAGAACCAAAGGTCGAGGTCGTTATTGCTGACAGCCTATCCGATGAAGAGACGGACGAGTTCATCATCAAGGATAACGTCTATTTTGGCAGCTGGGACGAAGAGAAGCTAAAGGGAGCATTTGATGTGGACGATATGCAGCGATGGGGATTGAACCCCTGGGAAATCCAGCAGGAAGCCACGACCTACGAGCCAGCAGAGGACGAAGAGCAGCGCATCATCATCGTTTACCGCAGCGAGGACGCACAAGCCGTGGCAGACATGCTGGGACTTGACGCAATCGAGAAGCGCAACTTTGATGTTGACGAACTCAAAGAAAAAACCGAATAGTCGGAAATTTAGCGTTTAAGTCGGAGAAACGTTTGAAATGGATAAACTATCCGCTCTGAACAATTCAATCCGGCAGAGACGAAATTTAACAAAAATAACTCGAATATGAGAAAGACTTGTGTTTTCATAATTGGAACCAACGCCAGCGGAAAGAGCACCGTTGCCCGAAAGCTGATAGAAAGCTTTGGTGGAATCGAAAGCTATTCGAACGGAATAAGCAGCACCAGGGATGGAGTTGCATTTGCAGGGCGATACGATGTTAAGTACGGAGGTGTTGACAATCTGAACGGTACGACCATACTTCGTGACATCGTGAAGAAGGCACTTGAGAGCACCGACTGTATCATTTGCGAAGGGATGAGACTAAAATGCTGGGGTCCGAACTTGACGCACGCAATGTTCAATGCGGACAGACAGATTGTAATCTTCTTATACGCACCACTCGAAGAAATCCAAAAAAGGCTCGCAGAACGGTCGAACGGGACGTTGAGCAAGGATATTATCCGGGGACAGCGAGAATCGGCACATTCGGCAAAGAAATGGCAAACTGCGGGGTGTGACGTTGTAGCGATAGACACCACGGAGCAGACAGCAGACCAAATCGCAGACTTTATCATCAACAAAATAAATTCATGAGGATATGGCAGAACATTATGGCAACACGCCAAGAATAACATACGAGTTTCCCGACTGCTCAATGCCAATGGCTTTTGACACTTACAATAATTGCAGCTTTGGCTGTATGTATTGCTTTGCTCAGAACCAGCGAGGTATTGGCAGCAAGAAAAAGGAATACCTGCACAAGGAGGTTAAAGACGTGAGCGTTGAGCGCATCAAACGAATGTTCATTGACCCAGACAAGCACGGTGGAGACTTTGCGTCATACATCAAGGCTCGCAAGGTTATGCAGTGGGGAAGCATGAGCGACCAGTTCGACAACTTCGAACGTAAGTACGGAACGACACTGGAACTTTTGCGCTTTTTCAAGGATATAGACTATCCGCTTTGCTTCTCGACCAAGGGAGCATGGTTCACCAAGGATGAGCGATACATGGACTTGATCAGAGGGCAGAAGAACTGGAACTTCAAGTTCTCAATCATCACCAGCGATGCAGAGAAGGCTAGAGTAATAGAACGAGGTGTGGAAAGCCCACAAGCAAGACTTGAAGCCATCGAGCGCATCGCCAATGCAGGAGCAGGAGGTGCAACGCTTAGACTGAGACCCTTCATCATCGGAGTGAGCACGCCAACGTACCTCGACCTTATCAAGGAAGCATTCAACAGAGGGGCTACAGCTTTGAGCACTGAATTCTTCTGCCTGGAAACGAGAAGCCCGACATTGAGGGAATTGTTGCCTACCATCAGCAAGATGGCAGGTTTCGACATTCTCGCATTCTACAAGAAGTACAGCGTACAGTCCGGCTATCTTAGACTGAACCGCAAGGTTAAAGAACCGTTCTTCCATAACATGAAGGCACTGTGCGACCAGCTGGGAATGCGCTTTTACGTATCGGACGCACACTTCAAGGAACTTTGCCACAACGGAAGTTGCTGTGGATTGCCGCCAACATGGAACTACAGCAGGGGACAGTTTTGCGAAGCACTGAACATTTGCAAGCGCAAGGGATACGTGAGGTGGAGCGACATCAAGCTTGATGCAGAGAACCTTTTGAGGGCGAGACTGGAGAAGGCGATGAACCTGGGAACAAGAGAGAAGTACTCGAAGTATTACACGATGAGCGCAGCCGACTACATGAAGTGGTGCTGGAACAATCCGCAGGCAGCGCACTCGCCATACAAGATGTTCGAAGGGGCAATGTTGCCAGCTGACGAACGAGACAGCGAGGGAAACATCGTATACAAGTACAACGGAGCAAAATTTTAAATCAAGAATCGTATGCCACAAGGTAATAACAACAAACATCGAGCGCAGAAAATCGACATCGAGAACCGCCTGCAGATTATCGCACCCCTATACCGCAGAGGGTGGACGGAGCGAGAAATCACGGCAGAGGTTCGCAAGCGTCTCGACAGACCGAAATACAATCAAGCGCACTGCGACATTCAGCGGTTATTGAAGGAGTGGAGGGAAGAGAGACTGACCGATACAGACGAGAAAATAACCAGCGAGGTGGCAAGGTTGAAGCTGGTGATACGTGAAGCGTGGGAAGCCTGGGAGAAATCCAAAGAGGACTACCACGAAAAGACAGCGACCCAGCAGGGACTGCCAATCGTAGATGAGCGAGGAAAGCAGATTTCCATCGAGACCGTCAAGGCGATAATGTACGATGCCGAGAAGCGAGGATTCGGAGAACCACGCTACCTCGACATCATCATCAAGGCAGAGACGCAGATTTGCAAGCGGCTCGGACTGGATAAGGTCGTGCTTGACCTGAACGCAGGATTCCAAGGCGGCATCGAGGTACGATACATCAACTCGGGACACCAATGCGCATCCAGCGAGCAGGAAGTAATCGAGCGTGAAGGATTGAACGAAGAATAATTTTTTTACCATAATTTTGTTTTAAGTTTTTATTGTTTGAAAGAATGGCACTATTTGACGTTATTGGTGAACTGTATGATCCGAATGCGGACGTGAAGCCAAGGTTTCTCGTAAACCAAGGAGGCACGTCCTCGGGGAAGACATACACCATCATGCAGCGTCTTATAGTGCTTTCTTTTGAACACCCAAGGGTGATTATCACGGTGTGCGGTCAAGACCTCCCGAACTTGAAGGTGGGAGCCATGCGAGACCTCGACACTATCCTGCACACAAGGGCAGAGTTGCTGGACTGGTTCAAGAACAACAAGAGCGACAGCAGCTACCGAGGGAAGAACGGCTCAATCATCGAGTTCAAGAGTTACCAAGATGCGCAGGATGCGAAGAACGGTAAGCGAGACTATCTGTTCGTGAACGAGGCGAACGGTGTTCCCTACGAAGTTTTTTGGCAGCTAGCAATCCGAACCCGAAAGCAGGTGTTCATCGACTACAATCCAAGCGCAAGGTTCTGGGTACACAACAATATCATCGGCAGGGATGACTGCCGATTGATACTGAGCGACCACCGAAACAACAGATTTCTCACGGCGCAGGAGCATAAAAAGATTGAAGAGATTGACGACCCAGAATTGTGGCGAGTATATGCGCGTGGACTAACCGGAAAGATAACCGGGCTTATCTTCACCAACTGGGGCATCGTTGACAAGCTGCCACCAAGGGAGGAGTGGAAGATGGAATGCAGGGGTATGGACTTCGGATTCACCAACGACCCAACTGCGCTGGAGCACGTTATATTGGCGCACGGAGAGTTATGGGTGGACGAAGAAATCTACCAGCCTGGAATGACGAACGATGACATCGCAGACCGATGCAAGGAACAAGGACGGACGAAACGAGACCTTATCATTGCGGATTCGGCAGAGCCTAAGAGCATTCAGGAGATACACAACCGAGGGCTGTGGATAATCGGCAGCACCAAGGGAGCGGACAGTATCAACAACGGTATCGACATTTTGAAGCGTTTTCGCATCAATATAACAAGACGCAGCCACGGCATCATCGGGAACATGCAGCAATACAAGTGGAAGAAGTCAAGGGATGGAGAGACCACGAACCAGCCTATAGACGCATTTAATCACGGAATAGACGCAATACGATACGTAGCCTTGAAGAAGTTATCCGTAGCAAGCCACGGAACGGCTAGGGCGCACGTATTAAGGCAAAGATAACGACAAAAAATATAAAGCGTATGGATAAGAACACGACATTCAAGTATTGGCTGGCAGTTGCTAGGCACACCAGCTACAAAATCGGCAAGCAGCCACGACCAGCGTTTGTCGGAGGGAAACAAGTGCCCGGCAATCTCAACCAGCTTTCCATCGGGCAGCTGATTGACCTTTCCCAGCTATCAGACAGCGAAGAAAGTCTGTATCAGATAGTGACAACCGTCCTCGGTCTGAGCCACAAGGAAGTGGAGCAGGCTAGGGCGGTTGATGTCGTTATGCTCATCGGCTGGGTAACAGCAGAGGTCGAGCGCATCAACAAGCTCTTCGAGAGCACAGACACAGCGAAGCCAACGAGACTGGAGAAGGAGGCAGGCATCGATACCCTGCGGTTCGGACTATTCGGCATGCTGGACTGGTATGCGGTAAGGATGGGCATCAGCGACCACGACCAAGTTCTGAAAACCCCATGGCTTCGCATCTACAAGTGCATGGAAATGGACAACAAGAGAAGCGTGTACGAGCGAAACCTGCAGAAGTTGCAGGCAGAAGAGATGAAACGTAAATCTAGATAATTATGGCAACAATCAGAGAAACATTGAAGCAGCTGGCAGCAGACACGCTACCAGACTACACCTACCTATTTGAGGACTGGGACACAGCAGACACCAAGCTGGAGAAACTGAACTATCCGGCAATCGTCTGCATCATCCCAGCCAGCGGCACGACAGAGATACGAAACGGCAGAGTATACGACACCGTAAACGTTGCCCTGGCTTATCTCGACACCGTACCGAGGGCAGCGGAAGGAGAAGACAACGGAGAGTGCATCGACCGCATGAAGGTGGCAGGGGCAAGGATGATACGAGCCATCAACCAGTCGCACCAGTTCGAACCACTGGAAGGGCAGCAGTACTACGAGACCATCATCGAGCGGCTGAGCACGATCGTGTCTGGCGTAATGTACTCCCTGCAACTGACACAGAGAATAGGAGGGTGTGAGGTATGAGCAAGGGAGGTATTCAATTCGACCCAAAGGCGGCATCGCTCATCATGCGTGAGGAAGTGGAGAGAGCACGGCAGCTTATCATCAACCACATACGTATCAATGGGCAGAACGCATCAGGGCGAACGATAGCGAGCCTAAAGGTGGAGCAGCCCAGCGAGGAAGAAACCATCCTATGGGGACACAAGCCATTCGGAGTGCTGGAGACCGGACGAAGGGCAGGAAAGATACCATACGGCTTTGCTGGCATCATCCGGCAATGGATGAAAGACAAGGGACTGCACGGAAGACCTATCCCCTACAAGACCGACCGGGCACACAAGTATACACCACAAGAGCGTGGCGACATGAGCATGGCAGGAGCCATCGCCCACACCATCGCCAACAAGGGTTCTAAACTGCACCGGACGGGCGGCAGGGCTGACGTATACAGCAACGTTGTGCCCGACACGATGAAGCGGCTCGGGCAGCGACTTATTTTCTTAATCCACCAGTCGGTGGGAAGTATCAAACTAAACAATGAGACGGTATGAGACAGACAGAGAAAAACAATATCACGATTAAATACCCGGATGCTGTAGGCTTCGCATTCCTTCCCTGCATCATCAAGGCAAACGGCTCGGGTGTTGCGAGCATCGAGGCAACCATCAGCAGGGAGACCAAGACGTACACGTACAGCGTGGAAGCGTTTGCAGATAATTGCATCATGGACTACCGGGAATATGTGCAGGCACTCTTCGATGGCATCAGCTTCGGAAACATCGACTACAGCAGGGAGAGCCAGAAGAGCAACCTCGGGGCGGTGTTCGATGTTTCCGTGAAGGTCAAGGACAGCGAGGGGAGCGACCTTGCAACATTCAGCTACACGACCTTCTACGTTTGGGGAGCGATGAGGGCAGGAGAGACGTGGAACGCAAGAAAGAAGCTGACATGGTTCACGCATTTCCCATTCTCCTTTGGTTTTTATCTCAATGCGGCTTCCCAGATACTTGTCGGCTATGAGGGAGCACCAAACAAGTTAGTTAAGCCCGGCATCGATGGCATCGTGGACATTAACACCAGCGTTCTGCCAAACAAGGCGAGGTACTGGAACATCTACGACTACGATGGCAAGATAGAACTGGGAACGTTCACGGACGTTTTCGACCTTACCTTTGCGATGGCGAGCGGTGGCAAGCAGTCTCTCCTTGCAAGGATAGAAAGGAACGACACGGAGAAGGGCATTTATCTTCGGTGGGTTGACCGACACGGCTTTTACTGTTACTGGCTATTCACGCAAGGCGATGAGAGTAGAGCGATAAGCAGCGACACCAGCTTTGTACGAAACAACCTCGGAGAGTATGACGATACGATATTCGGCTACCTCGGAGCGAACGGCAGAAGGCAGGGCTACGGCAGGGAGGACACCATACCACTTTGCGCACCATTGGTAGACCGAGATACTTTCGATTTCCTGCAAGACTTGGCGAGCAGCCCGGTCGTGGATATGTACCTCGGTGGCGACAAGTGGCAGAGTGTGACAATCAAGGCAGGAACCTACACCAAGACAACAGCAGAGTTGCAGGATTTCGTCTGCAACCTAGTTATTAACAATACACAGATTCAGCAGCTATGACAGACCAGCAACTATACATAGACGGTGTTCTTATGGATATGAGCGAGGATTCGGCAATCACGCTCGACATCAAGAGCAATCTTTTCCGTGACATCACGAAAATGACCGCCAACACGACATACACCATCAACCTGCCCAAGACAGCGCATAATATGGCTGTACTGGAGTTTGCAGGGAAACCGAGCACCAGCAGCAAATACCCCTATATTTTCCACACAGCACGTTATTTCCGAAACGGCTTGGAGATTATCCACAGCGGAAGGGCAAGCGTTCTGAGCGTCAAGGAAACCATCGAAATTTCGATTTATTGGGGATTGTTCCAAGCATTGGCAACGCTGCAATCGTCCGACCTAAAGCTGAACGAGTTGAATTGCACGAAGTATCTGCGTTTCACCAAAAACAACAGCTACGACACCTACGAGAAGGCAATAGCGGATGGAGTATTCTATGGGAGATACGAAACGGCAGTTGCTAAGACATCAAGCGATGAATGGTATGGATACGACCGCAGCGTGGGAAGGAACAGCGACACGACATACTCACTCGTTGAAGGTAAGATAAGAACTGGAACAGAAATCGGGAAGTATGTATCGGGCGAGGTTTTGACCGATGAGACATACCAGTGTGCAATAATACCTTTCGAGGCTGGAATGAGAGCCACCATCGGCAAGGTTTTAGGCAAGGGGCAATTCCGGACATGGGCAATACTCGACACCAACAAGAACGTTCTTAGCCTTGCCGATGATGCCGGAAAGACAGAAAAAGAAACTTATCCGGTATTACCGGCTCCAGATCCTATGCTCGGAATGTTCGTGAGTGCAGGAGCGTGCATCGCCAATCTCGAAACGAGCGTTGCCATGGAGACAATATCTATCAGGGTTCGAGCAGAAAAGGCTGGCTCTGTCGAATACGGAGCACTCGATACGAAGACCGGAGAGACAACACCATGGGGAACGTATGATGTTGCAGCCGGAGAAACAGAGTTCAGCGTGGTAAAGAGTAAACCTTCCGGTCTCCTCGTATACATCAAGCCTTCGGTAGATAAGATGATAAATATGGCGTTAAGCACGGCTGTGGCGGCTTATTATCTCTCGGACGGTAAGTTGTCCCAAGTGCAGGCAGGAGGAGCGTACAGCGTTAAATATACGAGCGAGAGCATGCCTATCGATGTAGACCTGCAAGCACCAGCAACAGCGGAATGGCTTATCATCAACGCCATCAAAGCATACAGCACTGGCACGACTATTCTTGTTAAGAGTAAAAGCGAGACGGAGAGCAATGCGAGAGAGAGCAGTGGCACGTTTGATAGAAGCGGCTCTTTTGGTGGAGGTGGCTCTTTTGGTAGTTCCTGGAGCAATGGAACAATCCAGCCAAGCGTCACGGCTAAGTATATCCTAGACCTTATCACGGCACAGACTGGTGTGGCATTCGGCTGGAGCAATCAAGCGAAAGAAATCATAAAGGGGCTTGCTGTACCATTGATTACAAGGAAGGCAGATGCGCAGACGGTTGTAGGCAGCTTTGAGGGCACTTTTTTTCATACAGAGAGCCTTGGTATTCTCGACTTCCAACCGACGAGCCTATCGGAGGTATTCGATGGACTGGAGATTGGGCACAGATACAGCCAGCTGAATGTTAAGATTGCCTGCAAGATGATTTTTGATGTTCAGATGAACTGGTCGTGGGACGCATCGAAAGTAACTCCTAGCGGACACAAATCATGGAGTTTTGGAGAGGGGAGTACTGAGTCGCAGGCATTCTACTCATATCCACCGAATTACATCGAAATGAAGGTTAAACACAAGAACGATGACGGAACTTGGACGGAAACTCTATATATTGCAGGGTTGCAGCAGGATGAGACTTCTAGAAAATATGTGACCGATTATGAATCGGATAAGGTAAACGGCAGATTCATACACCTTGTAGCAGGACGAGGGGAGATAGATTTGGAAGAGGGCGACATCGTAACCTTTGAAATGAAGCACCCGAAAAACCAGGCATTAATTGGATTGAAGTGTTACAACGGACGGTTGACTGCCAGCATCAAGCAGAGCGATGAAGTACCCTACGGAGGTAATTTCCCTATCGGCAAGAACCTGCCCGACATCAAGGTAACGGATTTCCTGAAGTGTATCTGCATTCTGACATCAACGTTTCCAAGCCAGCGGTTTATCGGTGGAACACTTACGTTTGCAGACATCGTGAACCTTTGGAAAGCCAAGGCGCAAGCGGTGGACTGGACGAAGAAGCTCATCCCGAGCGAAGCAATCAACCATCCAAGGCAGACCGATTTCAGCGTAGAGGACTACTGCCAGCATAATATCTACAAGTGGAAGGAAGACGACACCGTATACCAGCAGCACGATGCGGATATGACTATAGACAACAAGACGCTGGAGTATACGCAAGACGTCTGTACGCTACCATTTGCTGCCACGGACGGAAACCGCATACCGATATACGAATGGGAAAGCAAGCAATCCACGTTTAACAACACAACGTACACCAGACAAGTCGCAACGAAATACAAGGCATGTAAAGACCGAATTGTGAACCTGACGAAGAACGATGCCGGCTATGCGGAATTGGCTTTCAACATCGACCTTCAGGACATCTTCGACAACAAGCTGGAAAAGTTGAGAAAGACGGTGGCGAACCCACACCATATTGTGGAGCGGTTCAACCTTTCCGATTTGGAGATACTGAACTTTGACGAAACGAAGCCAGTGTACCTTGCACAGTATGGCGCATATTTCGCAGTTCTCGAAATCAAGACCACAAGCAGCGGATATTGCGAGGTTACAATGATAGAGTTAAACAACTAAAAAGAACGAACTATGGTAAGTGAAGACAAACAGCAGATTCTTGACATCAAGGTCAAGTACGAGGATGCAATCTATGGCATCATAAGATACAAGGAAAAGATAGACCAGTTGAAGGCAAGTATCAAGGACTTGCAGCAGCAGGAAAAAGACAAGACCATCACAACAAACGAAATGAAGGTGCAGACGGAAGCTATCAACGCAACCATCAAGGAGTATCGTTACAACGTGCGCACGCTGCAAAAGGAGATACAGAACAACGTGCGCACCGAGAACGAGCAGGAAGGCAGCTTGAAGCAGTTGCGCGCCCAGCTTTCAAATGCCACGAAGGCTTATGACGAGATGAGCCGTGCCGAGCGTGATAGTTCCAAGGGTCAGGAGATGCAGGAGCATATTCAAGACTTGATAGAGGAGCTGAAAGAGGCTGAGGAGGCTACTGGAAGATTCCAGCGCAGTGTCGGCAGCTATTACGATTCCATGATGAAGGCGGCTGACGACCTACAGAATACCGAGTTTTTCGGTTTTGATGTTGTTGATGATACTGGAATCGGAAAGGTTATGGAAATGGGAAAGTCTGTGGAAGACCTAAGGGTAAAGTTTGGTGCGTTGAAAAATACGGCTCTTTCCTTATTGACCAACCCTTATTTCCTAGCCATGGCAGGTGTGGCTGGTGTCGGAATGGCTTTCAAATGGTTCTATGACTACAACAAGGGCATAGAGGAAGCCACACGCAAGACCATGCAGTTCACTGGGCTTTTCGGTGACGAAATGAAATCAGTGAGAAATCAAGCCTTGGCAATCAGCGAGACGTTTTCCGTTGATTTTGGCGAAACCTTGCAATCCGCAAATGTAATGAGCAAGCAGTTTGGCATCAGTGTATCAGAATCGCTAAAGCTCTTGCAAGATGGCTTTGTGGCTGGTGCGAATGCTAGTGATGAGTTCCTAGAGAACGTGAAGGAATACCCAACGTACCTAAAGGAAGCTGGATTGAATGCTGAGCAATTCGTGGCTATATCAACCAACGCCACCAAGCAGGGAATATTCTCTGACAAGGGTCTTGACACCATCAAGGAGGGTAATCTTAGACTTCGAGAGATGACTACCGCAACAGCAGCCGCATTGGATGGCATAGGTATATCAAGCGAGAAAGTTCAGAAAGAACTGCAAAACGGTATCAAGACCACATTTGACATCATGCAGGAGGTCGGAAACAAGCTGAAGGAGTACCCTGCTTCATCAGCCAAGGTAGGAAAAGCCATCGCAGATATATTTGGAGGTCCTGGCGAGGATGCAGGTCTAAAGTACATCGAGACCCTCGGAGACATTGAGATGAACATGGATAAGGTCAAGGAACAATCCAGTGATGTTGCCAAGGCTCAGGAAAAGCAGGTGGAAGCCAACAAGCGTTTGAAGGATACCGCAAGTGCACTCTTTGACGTTACTGGTGGCGGCTTCGAAATGATGAAGGCTCAGGCGGCAACATTCGTGAGCAACCATCTAACGAAACTATTGAGGGCAATCATCAACCTTTATAACCAAAGCGTGGCATTTAGGGGATTGATTCAGTTGATAGGCTTTGCGTTTAAGTCTGTCGGGCAGGTTGCCTTGGTTGCCTTCAACATCATCATAGATGCCATTAAGCTTGTTGCAAGACCAGCGAGGGGACTGTTGCAGATGTTTGAGGGCTTTTTCTCCTTTGACGTGAAGAAGATGCGAGATGGTTTTAACTCCGTCTTTTCGGGTCTTGGCAATACCGTGAAGGAGGCTTGGGGAGACTTGAAGAAATTCGGCAGCGGAATGGCTGATGCTATCGTGGGTGGCATGAAGAATACTTTTAATCATGCTAACATCAAGATACCAGTCAGCGCAGATGCACCATCCATGGCGACCGCCACAACCGACAATACAAAGCTCAAGGACGGCACTAATATCGCCAGCACTACCCCTAAGACCAAGAAGGAGAAGGCAGCAGCCGACAAGGCGGCAAAGGCAGAAGCAGAGCGCAGGAAGAAGCAGGAAAAGGAATTGCAGGAAGCGATTGCGCTTATACAGTACAAGTACAACGAGCAAGTAATGGATGCTAAGAAGCGATACCTCGCAGGCATGTACGACAACGAGCGAGACTACAGCAACGACCTCGAACAGCTGGAGAAGAACATGGTGGCACGAAGCATTGACGCATACGTGGCGGCAGGGCAAATCGGAGCGGAAAAGGCGCAGGAGATGCAGGCAAAACTTCTCGACATCATGATAAAAGCAAAAGCGGACTTGAAGAACCAGGCGAAGGAAATTGTGGACGAACTCAACAAGGAGTTCGAGAACGCAGAGAAGGCACGCAAGGATGCAAATATATTGGGTGGTGGCACTAGCGATGAGGAGAACGACAACGCAGCCAAGTTGGAGCGGTATAAGGCTTTCCTAGAGCAGAAGCTAGCAATGACCCAAGAGAACACGGAAGCGCAGAAGCAGCTCCAGCAGCAACTCCACGACACAGAGGTACAGCTGGCAGACGATTCGAACAAGAAGCAGCAACAGAAAATCGGTGAACGCCAGCAGATGATGGCTAACATGATTTCTACGCTGGGCGATGGACTGTCTAGTTTCTTCAATGAGCAAGACAAATCCTTCCACAACTTCTTGAAATCCATGCTCACATCTTTGCTTGATGCGATTGAGATGGCAATCACGGCTTACTATGCACAGATGTTGGCACATGAGCTGGCAGAAAAGTCGTGGTTTGGCGTTGCCAGTGCAGCAGGCATGATGGCATTAACCAAGGCAGCCTTTGCCGGAGCGAAAGCAGCCGTCAAGGGCTTTTCCACTGGTGGCTACGTCCAAGGCTCTGGAACCGGAACGAGCGACAGCATCCCGGCAAGGCTTAGTAATGGCGAGAGCGTAATGACCGCCAAGGCGACTTCGATGTTCAGCCCGATATTATCCGCATTCAACCAGCTAGGCGGTGGTGTTCCTATCGTAGTTAACAACGGAGGCAGCAACATCGGTATGGATATGCTGGCGGCAGCTGTAGCAAGAGGGTATCAGATGGCTCCACAGCCAGTAGTGAGCGTTGAGGAAATAAACCGAACCCAGCGTAGAGTGCAGACGATAGAGAATATCGGCAGGATTTAAAGTGTAGTTATTTATTCAAGATTTGCGTTCTGAGCGGTTTTCGCTTAAAGGTGGTAAGGTTACACACCAAAGGCAATAAAAGCCGCTTAGAACGCAAAATTTCGGCTTGTTTAGAAAAATTAACTGCTTATGAGATAAACATACCGAAAATAATCGTATCTTTGCAGCGTTTTAAAACTTAAAAATACCGATTCAATGGCAAAACTCAGAATATACAACGACATCGACAGCCAAGACAACAAGTTCTGGTATCAATGGTGGGGAGGCGACTGCGTATGTTTTCAGGATATAGATGCTTTTGCGGCAAGCATACCGAAAGACGATGATTCAATCGATATGCGCATCTTCTGCAATGGCGGCTCTGTGATTGAAGGCTGGGCGATTTACGACCGACTGCGACAGAGCGGAAAGAAGATTTCCTGCACCGTTGAGGGCAAGGCAGCATCCATGGCAACAATCATCATGCTTGCAGCACCAAAGGAGAACCGCAAGGCATACGAGAACGCTGCCTTCCTCCTGCACAACCCATATGTTCCTGGCTACCTTTTAGGCGACCAGCTGAATGCAAAGGACTTGAAAAATCAGAGCGAGGAATTGCAGATGTGGCAGGATATGATGGTGGACGCATACGTAGAGCGGTGCGAGTGCGACAGGGAAGAGATACAAGCCTTGATGGATAAGGACATCTTCATCAACACCAGCGAGGCTTTGCGCCTAGGTCTTATCAGCAGCACCGTTCCAGCACTCAGCGCAAGCGCATCTAAACGCAACATAGAAAATTTTATTAATTCAAAACAAAATCCAAAAGCAATGGAGAAGAAAACAGAAGTAAAGGCTTCTCTCCTCGACCAGATTCTCGCCAAGTTGGGCGTGAAGACACTGGAGGAAGCAGAGCAGGCGGTGGCAGAGCCACAAGCCAAGGCAGAGCCAAAGGCGATGGAACTCAACACAGCGGACGGACAGACACTGACCGTTGAGCGTGAAGAGGGAGATCCACAAGTTGGCGACAAGGCAAGTCCGGACGGAACATTTGAGATGCCGGACGGTAAGACAATTGTTGTCGAAGACGGTGTAATTACCGACATTCAGACCGCAGGCAATGAAGGCAATGAAGGCGGTGAAGGCAATGAAGGCAATGAAGGCGGTGAGGGCGGCAGCGCATCAAGCACCGACAATGAAACCGTAGCCAAGTTGAAGCAGCAGGTAGCAGCACTCAAACAGCAGTTGAACGACACCAAGGCACAGCTGGCAGGCGCACAGAAACTTGCGAAGAGCAAGGAAGACATGCGCATCCTGAATGCTGTGAAGATGGCAGGCGGTGCTGAGAAGGTGCTGGCAGGCTACAGCAGCCACTACCAGCCAGCACAGCGACAGCCAAGCGGCAAGGGCGCAGGCGACAACGTGAACGCTGTCGAGGAAGGCAAGAACGCCATCAAGGAGAGACTTGCCAAGCTCCACAAAAAGGGCAAGAAGTAACCAAGTATTAACCCATTAAATCAAAAGAAAATAATGGCAGGATTTACAAAAAAGCAGCTTGAGAACCTTAAACTCGAGCCGGAAAACCTCGCAAGCATCAAGGATGCCGTGCAGGAAACCTTCTACCAAGATGAGGATTTTTCTTCATTCGTGAACATCATGAAGGTCAAGAACGATGACCCTATCGCACTTATCGGTGAGATGGAAATGGTCGGTAAGGCAGGTGGAGGTTGCGACCCTACCTACGAAGAGAAGGGTATCGCCAACTCTCAGAAGCGTTGGGAACTCGGACAGTGGGAGATTCCTATCAAGATTTGCTACGAAGCATTGAAGGGTTCAATCGCAGAATACAGCCTTAAGACTGGAACAGCCATTGGCGACCTTACCAGCACAGACTTCATGACCATCTACACCGATGCACTCCAGCGAGCCATGCAGCGGATGATTTGGCGTTTCGGCTGGTTTGGCGACAAGGCGGCAGCATTGGCAGGTGCAGGTGGCGGCAAGCTGACAGCAGGGTCGGACGTTAGCATGTTCAACGTATGTGACGGTCTGTTCAAGCGCATCTTTACAGCCACAGCGACAAAGAACCATACCGCCATCGCAGCCAACAGCGAGACCACAGCAGCAGCGCAGGTTTCAGCATTGCGCAAGAAGGGTGCAGCTACAGCAGTCGTAGACGCAATCTTGATGGACGTAGACACACGTATCATTGACGATAGCGATGCAGTGTTGCTCATGACACGTTCGCTTGCTGACGCATTGACCTACGACATAAAGCAGACCTACCACGATATTATGCCGTGGGAGAAGGTGTTCGATGGCTTCGATGTAGCGACCTACAACGGAGTGAAGATTGCACGTGTCGGCATCTGGGATAGAATGATTAACGCATACGAGAAGGGCGAGACGACAGTCAACCTTCCACACCGTGCGGTATTCTGTAACCCTAAACACCTTATGGTGGGCACTGATGCCGATGCACTCATTAGCGACCTCGACATCTGGTTCGACCAGAAGGAGCGCAGAAATTATCTCTATGCTACCGGTAAGATTGGCACGGCTCTCCTCGAAGAGGACATGATCCATGCAGCTTACTAATCTCTCCTAATTTTCAGTTTAGTATTAAGTTATTTTTGACAGTCCTCAACACCCACAAAACGGTGTTGGGGATATAACAATTAAAAACGAATTAATATGGCAACAACTTGCGAGAGCCTTATCGCCCAGGACATCATCATCCCTTGCGAAGACCAAGTAACAAAGGGACTGGAGGGCGATGGACTTATCATCAACCGAGACGACATTGACTTCACCAAGTCCGTTGTCGAAGGCAATACAATTAAAACATTGGTCTTGAAGACTGGCAAGAAAGCATACGCCATCCGGCAGGAAGGCAGCAAGCCATTCACTGGAACCAAGACCGAACTTACCGTTGGTACGTACCGCAACAGCTGGAAGAACACCGTGGCAATCGTGGTGCTGGCGAACACACCCGAAGTTTGCGCAAATATCATTGACGGCTTAGCGAACGGAAAGTATGTTACCATCCTGCGCAACCTTTCAAAGGGAGCGGACGGAAGTGCAGAGTACCAGGTATTCGGATATGCGCAGGCACTGAAGGCAAGCGCAGGCGAGAACGACAAGTACTCTGACGACACGGAGGGCGGCTGGCTTATCACGCTGGAAGAGGAGAGCGTACCGAAGGCAGCTTATTTCTTCTTCGACACAGACAGCGAGACCACGGCAGCAAAGTACGCCAGTCTGACAACAGCCGTAGGAGGTTAAGCCATGACCTACGAGGAAGCAACAGCCAAGGTCGAGGAGTTGAAGGCACGTTTCGACAGTCCCTTTGATGCAACCGACAAGGCAGTAATCGAAACTCTATATTTCGAGGTAACACGGAAGCGGTTTGTTCCGACAACCTGCCAGCAGTGTTACCACGATGCTCTGATAGAAATATATCTAAAACTCAAAAAAGAAAAGGCAATGACAAAAACATGTAATTACGCAATGAAGGCAGGTTTTATCATTTCCTGCCCGGATTTCTACCATGGTAAGATTTTCACTAACGAGAACCTGACCGACAAGGTAGCGCATGAATATCTGACGAAGTACCCACACATGGAAAGCTACTTTCAGAAGATACCCAGCGATGAACTCATCGAGAACAAGCAGCAGCCAGAAGGCAGCGACAGCGGTGCAGATGATACCACCGGGAAAGATCCTGCCGAAAAAGCAGCAGGCAGCGAAAAGAAAAAAGACCTCGACCAAGCCGAGAAAGCAGGCAAGGAAGAAGAGTAAAACAACAAGTAAAACGACACAAGCAGTATGAACGTTAAGACAGTTAAAAAGCCAAAGCGAAGGGTTGATATTGGCTACGTCAGCCGATTCAAGATGCAGGCATACGGATATGATAATCTATATCCGCAGAACCTCGCACGCATTACGGAAGCCAGCGGTACGGCAATGCTGTGCCTTAACCGATATGCCCGATTCATTGAGGGCTACGGCTTTGATAGCGACATTCTAGCAGCGTTAGCGATGAACCAGCAAGGGGACACGGCAGACGATTTGCTTCGAAACGTAGCGCAAGACCTCGCACGCTTTGGAGGCTTTGCCCTTCATGTAAACTACAACGTTCTAGGGCAGGTGTCGAGCGTGAGCCACGTACCCTTTGAGAATTGCCGCCTTGAAGAGACGGACGACAAAGGGAACGTGGCGCACGTCTTGCTGCATCCAGACTGGGAGCAGAAGAAAACGAGGAACGGAAAGCGTTTGATGGTGAACGAGAAGACAATCGAGCGCATCAACGTCTTCAACCCCGACCCGGACATCGTTCTCGAACAGATTGAGAACGCTGGCGGCATCGACAGCTACAAGGGACAGATTCTGTGGCAGAGCCTAGACGGAAAGTTCATCTATCCGACAGCCAGCTACGATTCTGCCATCACGGAGATTTCGACCGATGAGGGACTGGGTAACGTCAAGATGCGAAACGTCCGCAACAACTTCCTCGTATCGTGTATGCTCGTAACCAAGAAGGGCGTGCCTAAGTTCAACGAGAAAGGCGAAGAGGTGGAGAGCGGACAGATGATTTCCGATGAAGACCTTTTGCAGTTCCAAGGGGACGAGAACACAGCGAAGATTCTTGCGGTCGAGGTTGAGAACGAGGAAGACGAGCCAAAGGTTGTCGCCTTCCCGACAAAAAACTTCGACAAGGAGTTTTCCGTGACCGACAGCAGCGTTATCGAGCGTATCTACGCACAGTTCCATCAAGAACTCTTCTACTCCATCCGTATTGGCAAGCTTGGATTCAGCGGACAAGTGATGCAGGACGCTTACGAATACTATGCAGGCGAAGTGACGACCGAGCAGCGTTTCATCGAGCGATCCTTCAAGAAGATTTTTAAGAACTGGCAAGACCCAGCCATTCAGAACCTAGACCCCAAGCTACAGCCGTTGAAGTATATCAGCAGCGAGGTGGCAGGGAACAACACGATAGATTGATTGAGCCTATGGGAGAACAAAGAAAACAACTTATCACGGTTGATCAGTTCCGAGAACTGGCACGACCGACCAGCACACACCTAGATGAGGATGAAGTGAACGCATACATTCGGGAATGCGAAGATGCGAACATCATACCAGCCATAGGGTGGGAGCGGTTCAAGGCAGCGACCGAGCAGGGAGAGTGGGGCGATTCAGTCTTGCCCGATTTTCAGCCTGCAACTTTCCTGGACGGTGGCGAATACACCACCAAGAAGGAGGGCGATTGCAGCCAAGGCGAAACCAAGGTGCAGAAGTACACAAGCGGAATACGCAAGGCACTCGCTTACTTCACGTATGCGAGGTTTTTTCGTGCCGATGGCACAATTATAAGCCGAGCAGGTGGAATGCGCCACAGAGACGATTATTCAGACCATGTTCAAGACGTTTCAAGCAACAAGCAGTACAACGACATCATGGATATGGCAGAAAGATATTTATCAGATGCTCTCGAGTATCTCAAGGCATTCACCTCGAAAGGAGAAGTGAAGGCACAGCGAGGAACAAGGGCACACATTCACGCAATAGGCAACTAAAAGCATATAAGTTATGAACGAGGATATTCAAAAAATGCTCCGTATGGCAGAGCTGATACGAGATGCAACGCAGGTTGGAGAAAACACAGCGGTGCGTGTCGGCACGGAAATTTACGACATCGTTGTCGAGTTAAGCAGGATGCTTGCCATGATGGACGATAAACTGGAGAACGATGCGGTCGTTAGGATTATCAAGAGTGAACTCGCCAAGATAACAATAACGGAAGCGCAAATTGCGGATGGGGCGATAACGGCAGCGAAGCTTGCCGATGGCTCTGTAAAGAACAGACACCTAGCATCCAATTGTGTGACCTCAGATAAAATACAACCGGGAGCGGTCAAACACGACCATCTGATCGAGGACTGTATATCAACTGGAAACATCAGAGACGGCAGCGTGACAGCAAAAAAACTCGGCACGGATATCTACAAGGATATCGCAAACAGAGTGACCGACATCGTGACGAAGGACTTCCCTCCAGCAATCACGGAGGAACAGATAACAGATATTACTAGTAAATAACAATTTAAAATAATAGATTATGCAATTTTTAGACGCAATTGGACTTGCTTACTTTTGGGAGAAGATTAAAGCTTCGTTCGTCAACACTAAAGGAGCAAGTGTAATTAATACGGATGATGATAATGAGGGACTGACAGTTAACAATGTAAGTTCTTCATCTACAACTCTTGTGCCATCAGGCTTCATCTCTTATAATATTAATGGTGATGAGCAATCAGAAATGGTTGCCCAACTTCAATTTGGTAATTTGATATTAAAGAAAATACACATAATAAATGGAACTTCTTCGCAGATTCTTATCGCTGATGGCTCTACCAAGACTATTAATGCAAAAAACGGCATTTGTGGACTTGATGCCAACGGAAGAATCCCGCTCGCACAACTTGGCAACCTCGATACATCTTTGTTCAAGTTGGTAACCAGCCTTCCTTCATCGGGCGAGAGTAACAAGATATACATCGTTAAGGACGGAAGCGATGCCAACGATGTGTATCAGGAGTATTACTATACCAATGGTGCGTGGGAAAAAATCGGTACTCACGCCGTGAAGGTCGATTTAACGCCTTACGCTAAAAAGACGGAAGCGGTAAAAAATGTGGTTTTCAGAGGTGTAGAATCCGATGGGTCTCAAACTTCAAACACTGCATCTCGAAATCTTGTATATACACTAGGTGATGGGAGAGAGAAAGTAGTGGATGTACCTCTTGCTGAACCCAGAACTACTGGGGGAAGACCTTATCCTGGTCAAAACGGCTTCATGAGATCCTCCGATAAGGCTAAGCTAGATGGCATTGCGGATGGTGCAAACAATTACACCCTGCCTACTGCCAGTGCATCGGTGTTGGGTGGTATTCTTATAGGTTATGGTACAAGCGGTCGTAATTATGCCGTCCTGCTAGATGGAAGCGGTAAGGCTTATGTTAATGTTCCGTGGACTGATACAAACACCACCTACGACTTGTCGCCTTATGCTAAGACGGCAGACGTAAACAAGGCACTGGCAAAAAAGGTTGACGTGGTAAGCGGGAAGGGGCTTTCGACCGAAGACTTCACGACAGCACTCAAAACCAAGTTGAACGGCATCGCCACTGGCGCAACAGCAGACAGCGCAATCCCAATATCGGTAATTGATGCATTAAATTAGAAAGGGGGTTTATATGAATTTCTTAGATGAAAGTGGACTAAAGAAGCTTTGGACGAAAATAAAAGCAAGTTTTAGCACAGCTATTGTTGAAAGTTCTCAAAATTCAAACATTCCATTTGTTGCAAATCATCAAATTGTTAACGTGAATAGTTCAGGTAGTATCAACGTATTTAACTGGTTTCAAAAGGCATCGGAAGGAGGCATCCTGGAGGTAGTCTTTACAGGAGCGCAAGAATGTCGCACTTATTGCAGCCAGGCTGGTATTAGCGTTCTGCTTAAAATGAAAGAAACATCAAATGGTCCAATTCTTAGTAGGATTGAGTTTTTGGAAACGGCATACAATACCTATGCACGCTTAATTAAGATTAATAATGTTAGTCTTCTTGTCGCAGAGTTTGTTCAAAACAAGTAAAACTAAAATAATTTTAAAATACACTATTATGAGAAAAAGTACTGGTAGAGCAAAACCAGTAACTCCTAAAGCAGGAGTTACTAAAACCTCAAGAAGATATGCTTGTGGTGGTAAACTTGAACTATAAGTCGCTGACTTTAGAAATTTAAAAGTAAGACAATATGAAGAAGAAACAATTACACGAAGCACTGGCTGTGCTTCTTACTAAATTATCATCGGCAAGGGACAACCCCTTGCTGATGGATAACTACGCAGTAAAAGCCTTGCGCACGGTTCTTTTGAATTTCAAGGAATCGGGCGAGCTTCACGAAGCATACAAGGAGCAGATACAATCCACGCTGGAGAGTGACAACCCCTGGGTAGCTATGATGATGAAGTCAATTGGCGCAGATCCTTCTATTAAGAAGAGTATGACCGATGAAGCCATTGACGGAATGATTGATTCTATGTTGGGCAACGATTAAAACATTTTATTATGAATGACAAGGAGAAAGAACTATGGCGAGTTATAGACAACGTAATCAAGTGTTGTGCTATTGAACTGCAGAACGGAGAGTTGAGTATTACGAGAGAAGACGTTCTCGGCAAGTCTAGAGCTGAAAATCTCGTAATGGCAAGATGTATGGTCGTTGAGCAGATGATACACGCAGGATTCAGCATAACGACCATTGCGACCGTTCTGAACCGCACCGTTTCAGCAGTGAGACATCTTAGCAAGATGTCTTACACCTATATCAGTACGTCTCGAGTTTATCGACTTGCCACGGCACAAGCGACCCTTCTAAACAAGGACGTTGAGCCGATTTGTATTTAAGAAACAAAAAGAAAATAACCAAAAGCGTTCTTTGACAATAATTCGATAAATACCCCTGCACTAACTTTTTGGAGCGAGCCAAAAATCAGAGTAACTTTGCAGCGGATTCCAATATTTGGCTTCCGTAACGTAATTAACTCAAAATTATATGGCAGACACTATCGAGAAAGTTTATTGCACTGGGGACAGTGGCAATGACAACCTAGCAGCAGCCTTGCTCGCTAGAGGTAGAGACAATGATCCAGCGACTATGCTGGCAGCAATGAACGGTGGTATGGGTGGAGGTTGGAACAACCCATTCGCCTACATGATGATGTTGGGAATGTTCCGCTTCATGTACGGTGATGGCTGGAACGGACAGAACGGAAACGTTCAGAGAGCCGAAATCCAGTCTCAGATTGACAGCCTTCGCAACCAGATGGCAGACAACCACAACAGCGACTTGTTGATGGGAGCAATCCAGGGCAACAACCAAGACTTGAAGACCTTGGCGGCTAACTTGAACTGCGACTTCAACGCATTGCAGGCTTCTGTTTGCGGCATTCAGGCAGGCATCCAGCAGATAAGCGGACAAGTCGGTTATTCGGCAGAGCGAGTAATCAATGCTATCTCGCAGGGTAACTTGCAGATGACCATTGCACTGAAGGACTGCTGCTGCCAGACCCAGCAAAACATCATCCGTATGGGCTACGAGCAGCAACTGGGACAGAAGGACATCGTGAACACCTTGCAGCAGAATTTCGCCTACACCAATACTGGTGTGGAGCGTGCGGCAAGCAGTCTCAGCAACCTTATCCAGTCGGTCGTTTGCGACTTGAAGACCTCGGGCAAGGAGAATACTCAGCGCATCGTTGATGTTCTGAACAACCACTGGGAGCAAGACCTTCGCATCCAGCTGGAGGACAGCAAGCGCAGAGAGCAGACTGGTTTCATCATCCAGCAGCTGAAGACCACCACAACCACAACTGGAGCGTAGTAGGTCTAAACAAAATCTATCAAGGGGCAACTCGCTGTGTTACCAGCGAGACCCCTTTTTGTCTATTTATCGAATTATCTAAAAAGAGCGCATTATGGAATTTAAGAATATACAAAGAAATCACCCGGTCTATCTGCTAGACAAGCAGACGGTGGAAGTTAAGGAAGGCAAGGTCGTAGACAACCAGCCGCACATCAACACTGGCATCGCAACCATTTCCAGCAGCGGACAGTCAATGCGAGACGTAACAATCGAGGTGGAGGGAAAGCAGACCATCTACACCATACCCGAACACCTCGGAGTTACCTTTGCAGGCGAAATCGTACTGGCAACTGACAAGGCAGACCTTTTGCCCGAAGTTGGGAAATTGGTAAATGAAGCCGATGAGATAATCAAGGCATACGAGCCAAGCAAGGAGCGGAAAGCCAAGGGCGAGGAACTTCTTGCAGCTTTGAACCCGGCAATCAAGGAGAAGCAGGAAACGGAAAAGCGTTTCAAGGCACTTGAGGGCGATATAAGCGGCATTCGTGGCATGGTTAAGCAATTACTCGACAAACTAGGATAGGAGGGCGCACAATGAAGAAAATAATCGTTTTGCGCCATTCTTGCGGCAGCGAGGAAGAGCGACACCAGCACCAAGAGAGCGGCATCATCCACGGCTTGCCATACGAGAAGGCAGCAAAGGCACTCATGGGAGCCAGTGGATATGTGGCATACGTTGCCAAGCACGGCTACCACTTCACGAAACAGCTAGCAATCAAGGCAAGCGAGCAGATGAAGAACGTAGACGGAACGAGCCACCGATGGACGGTAGACGAAATCCGTTTGGCAACAAATAACGAGATAATCTCAAAGGGCACGACCCTCGGGGATATTCTCTATTTGGCTAATATGGCTTATGCGGACTTCTACCCGAAGGTAATCAAGACCGAGAGCGACTGCGTACAGTATGCTATTGCCGTAGCCAGTGATCCAGACGGATACGAGGGTATGGCATTCTGCAGGTGGACGGCAGACATCATCGGGAAGGGCGTTACCATTGACTGGGAGAAATTGGAATAAACCAAAAAAAATAAATTGATATGAGCGAAGTATTTCACGATTTTCAGGTGCACCATCTATATCTGTGCGCCCTAGTAATTTTTATCTGTTTCGCTACGATTCTGATAGCGATGACAATTGACTTGATAGCAGGCATACAGAAGGCGAAGGAACTGCATATTGCAAGAACGTCAACTGGACTAAAGAAGACGTGCGACAAGGCGAAGAAGTATTTCCCGACATTCGGTATTGCTTCGCTTATGGACGTGGCTACGTGCATTATCTCTCCCTTCCCTTTGTTCGCCATCGCATGGACGGTGTATCTGCTTTTGTGCGAGTTTAAGAGCATCCGGGAAAAAGCATACGAGAAGGCTGAGATAAGGAAGCAAGACCGCACGATGCAGGTGATCCTGGAGAATAAGGACGAAATTGCGAAGGCAGTTGTCGAGATAATGAAAGAAGAGCGGAAGAAAGGAGGAGATAATGAGGATAACTAGAGCGCAACTAATACAGGTAATGCCGAATGCAGGCAGCAGGGCAGACACCTATCTTCCAATCATCAACGGATGGGCAGAGCATTTCCGCATCAATACTCCTTTGCGAATGGCGCACTACCTCGCACAGATTGCCCACGAATCCGGTGAGCTCAGATATACCAAGGAACTTGCAAGCGGAAGAGCCTACGAGGGCAGGAAAGACCTAGGCAACACCCAGCAGGGCGATGGCGTGAAGTACAAGGGCAGAGGATTGATACAGATTACCGGGCGAGCCAACTACCGGAAATATGCCAATTATTGCGGCTTCGACGTTGTGGGCAGTCCCGAACTTCTGGAGCGTTCTCTGGGTGCAACGAAATCCTCGATGTGGGTGTTCGACACTTTCGGCTGCAATGAGCTGGCAGACCAAGACAACTTGAAGGCTATCCGCAGGAAGATAAACGGAGGGTACAATGGACTGGCAGCCTGCGAGAAGTATTTGAAGCGAGCCAAGGAAGCCCTAGAAATCAAGGTGCTTGTGTAA